CTACAAGATACTCACCTATTTGTTTACGACTACCAAGATTAAACTCAACTAACTTTTGACGTGTAAAGGGTTGAAAGTTTTGTGTATTTAAACAATGTACATACTCCTCATCAGTAAGTCCTCGCTTACTAAGTTCACCATTCTTTTTAATGTATGGTAAAACTTCTTTGTCATCAACCCATTTAGGTTTAAATGTTTTCTGTACTTCATCTTCTACATCTGCCATCTTTTGTTTTAGTTCTGCTAACAAAGTCATAGCTTGTTTACTGTCAAAGTAAAAACCATTTCTTTCTTGTTCAGCTATAATAGCAGTAGTCATTTGCTCTAAGTCAAAAGACTTCTTACTAAAACCTAGTCCTTCTTTCTGTAAGAACTTATATACAGCTTCATTAAGTTTAACATCCTGTACACAATAGTTTAACATCTGTGGTGTATAGTTGTCAAAGTCAGGTTGCTCTTCTTTAGGAATACCTAATCTATATCCCCAAGTCTTGAGACTATGTCCATTCTCTCTGACTGGATTGTAAAGTCTTGACATAACAAGAGTATCAATTATCTTACCTCGATACACAAAGTTATGTAAACGTTTGAGTATCTGTAAATCAAAACCTATAATGTTATGACCAATCAAAGTCCTAGCACTATGTAATAAGTCTAGTGCCTCTTCTATTTGATTATGTCCAAACTTATAAACTTTACCATCAACCTCTTTAGCTACAATACACCATATCCTAGTAGCATCAAGGTCGTCTGTTTCTATATCAAAAATAAGATTCATTTGTAAATGTTTCCTCCTCTGTCACTTCATGTAATCGTCCAGTATCAACGTCATATTTTAAACTACAAGCCATACCAGTATCACCAGTATATCTTGACTTCAATACTCTAACCTTAGTTATGTTAGCTTCCTCTGGATTCTCTGCCTGTTGATTTCTCTCTAGTGCAATTACACAATCGGACAATTGTGCTATTCCTTGAGAACCTTTGAGGTGAGAAAGGGACACTTGTATACCTTTTTCATGTCCTCTATCACCTTGTGCTCTACGTAAGTGTGATACCAGTATCATACCTACACCAGTCTCTTCAACCAAGCTACGCAATCTATTCATTAGCATATCAATACCACGTCTTTCATCACCCTCAGTTAGTACGTTGACAAGCATATGTAAATGGTCAACTACAACCCAGTCACATTCACACCCTACAATAATATATCTCAGCTTAGAAAATATCTCATCAATGTCTGTCGCACCAAGATGAGCATGGATAAATACTCTGCCCTTCTCAATAGCTTTGTCAAACAAAGTATGTAGTTCTTCTGTAGTATACTTACTACGTTTCTCTGATAAGTATATCCTATCATTAGCTTCAATAGATACAATACCATCAGCAGTACGCAACCAGTTCTCCTCTAGTGCTATGATACCTACATTATCTTGAGTATTCTTTATAAGATGATGTTCAAGTTCTCTAGTCACACTAGACTTACCTAGTCCTGTACCACCTGTTAAGGTGACTAACTCACCCTTACGCATACCATAGAGTTTCTTATTCAGTCCCTCCCAAGGGTAGGCAATGCTTTCTTTCTCTTCTCTATGTAGCCACTCATCCTTCTTACTAGATAGTTCCATGATACCAGAGGGAGTATAAGTCTTTGCCTCCCACCAAGCAGTAGAGAACTCTTGGAACTTCTTCTTAGCTAACATTTCGTTAGCATCTTTGTAGCCATTGGGTAAGTTTATTATCTTTGCTTTACTTGGCTTGAGGATTCTTGCAACCTGTCTAGCAGATTCAATCCCAGCTTTGTCATTGTCAAAACAAAGAACAACATTATCAAATGATTCTACAAACTCAATGCTCTCTCGTATATCTTTAACAGCAGATGAAGCTCCACGTTTAATAGATACTACACTAGACTTACCTTGCATAAGTTCATAGACTGCCATTGCATCACACTCACCTTCGGTTATGGTTAAATACTTACCACCTTTGTTGCGATACAGTTGCTCACCGAACAACCCTGTCCCTTCAAACGTACCATTACATGAGAAGTTCTTGTTGTCTACGTACCTAGTCTTAGTTGCAACTATCTCACTTCCATTATGAAATGGATAGATATGTTGCTTGACTTGACCATTATGGTCTTTGACAACCTTCACACCAAACTTCCTTGCAGTTTGTTCTGATATATTTCTATCAGTCAATGGTGCATATACTCCTGTGTATGAGTTCAAGAATGATGTCTCTGGTTGTTTCATGGGTACAATAGTATTAGTATTTGTACTCATATCATCTGCTTTGTCATAGTCTGGAATGAAAGCATTACAGCTAAAACATTTAGCAGAACCATTGTCATTCAAAGAAACAGCATCACTACTATCACACTTGGGACAGGGTAGCTTATGTTTAATAAATTTTGTATTCAATTCTATCTCCTATAAAAAGTGAGGTTAGTCACGTGGTGGTGTAGTTCTCATTCGTGTTTCATCCTTAACTTACCTCGTCACCCTGTATAAAACAGTACAGACTTCAAGATTTTACAAAGGCTCACTCCTAACCTCGTTGTCGTTAAGATTCTTCTTCTACTGAAGCTTCCTCTTCACTATCTTCCTCAATCAATGCATCATCTGTTAGATGTTCTTGCATTTGACCATTGAAGTTTTGAACTGCTGAATCAAGCACAGCAATTCGTCTACGCAAGTTGTTGACCTCGTTGGTACACTCAACTATTATGTTGAATAAACCTTGAGCATCTTGCGAAAGTTTAAGTACATCATACACTCCATTCTCTGTTTTGTATGTGACTTGTGGATTATTTTCATCAGTCATAATTAAAACTCCTCGTTATCATCAAAAAATTCAGAGCCATCCTCTGCTTTATATTCCACTAGCTCTACGACTTGAACACCCTGTAGGTCGAGACTCTTGCCAGTCTTACCAGCATACTCCCAATCAAATTCACTACATTGCACTCTTACCTTAGAGCCATTACCAACAGCTACATTAATGTCTTGCTTGTTAGCATCAAGTAATCTAGGTGCATTCCTAATCATACCATTAGGACCATTCACCTTTCGCTTGATAACTAAAGCCGGACCTTCATCCATCTGCTTTACTGTGTGCCCTTGAGCAGAAAAACTATCTGCTGTCGCTTGGTCAACAACAAGGTTGACTGTATACACAGGTTCAAAAGTCGTATTAGGTGTCTTAATACTTGCCCAATACGCAGTTCCTTCTACTATCATATTTACCTCCTATGATTAAGTTTGAAGTTGTTAAAGTTAGTGAGAGTGTTGAGCCAACTACTCTCGGAGTTGTGGTTAGAACCAAACCTACTAATACTTGGAGATAGAGGGCTTGTTCGGTTGCTCAAGATACTGAATTGTATCATACTTGCTCCTCTTTGTCAAGTAATATTTCATCTAAATATGCTAAGTTTATATCTTCATCTAGTATCTCTACTATAAAATTATCACCATCATACGTCACACTATGATTGATATTGATGTTAGCTTTAGCTTTGATTTCATCAACAGCTACTACAAACTCTGCATACTCTTCTTTATTCATCGTTGCTTTCATTACGCTTCCTTGTCTATATCCCATCTAACAATATTCTTTTTGCTAGTAAATAATCTTCTAATTCTTTCTTGTTCTTTAAAATCTAAGTACCACTTAGCTCCATCTCTTTGTGCATCTTTGAATACTGCATTAGTAAAGATAACAGGAATCAATACGCACATGTGGACTATAATGCTAGTGATAATGTTATAACCTAACCATCCCATATAAAAGATAGCTACAAAACCAAAGTAAGCACTCCACATAGTAAATAAAACTAAGGTAAAGTAATATTGAATTGATGGGTCTGGAATATATTTTAGTGGATTATATTTTACATTCATTACTATATTCCAACACTCGCTGACCCAATAAAAAAATCTTTTAATCATTCTTAATCTCCTTATCATATATAATTAAACCAACAGCTATTAAACATATAACTGTAAAGGTGAACACCAATACTAATCCTAATATATCAGTCATCATCAAGTCCTTCAATAATTAAATGGTCTTTCATCCACTCTTTAGATACTCCATCTTTTTCTAGCTTTTCTTTTATTAGTTTTTCAAAGTCTTTCATCTTCCTTGTCCTCGATATTTTTTATAAGTTCGCTTTTTGTTTTTGTTCATAGTAGACATTGCTATTTTAATACGTCTACCACGTCCTCCTATGCCCTGTGAGGAACTCTTTTTCACATGGTCTATAGTTTGTATTGTCTTGCCTCTTACTGCCATTCTTCCTTGTCCTTCTTACGTTTGTCTGTGTAC